CCATTCGTGGAGGGTTCGGTGCCTATCGTCTCAGTACCGATTACGCCAATCCCGATGACCCCGATGACGACGCGCAGCGCGTTGTGCCCGGCATCCCCATCGTCGATGCGGATCAGTCCGTCTATTTCGACGGGAGCGCCAAGCGGTACGACAAGCGCGATGCCAAATGGGCGTTCGTTGTCAGTGCCGATCCTCGCATTGAAGCAGAGGCCAAATGGGGTGCTGACAATATCGCGTCGTGGCCGCTCCAGCAGTGGAAATACGCGTGGGATTGGTACACGCCCGATGTTGTCCGCACGGCAGAATATTACGAGATCGAGCAGGTTGCCGACAAGCGACTGACGTTCAAGCAGGCGCAGTCGGGTGCCGAGCAGAAGTATTTCGAGAGCGAGATTGACGCCAAGGAAATCCGCGACCTGAAGGCGCAGGGCTGGGTGATGACCAGCAAGCCGGCCAAGCGCCAGCGGGTGCGCAAGTACATCCTGAACGGTACGTGCGTGCTGAAGGATTGCGGGTACATCGCAGGCCCGAATATCCCGGTTGTGCCGGTCTACTATCGCCGCGACTATGTGGACAACATGGAGCGCTGGCGTGGGTATGTCGCCAAGCGGATGGACGCGCAGCGCGTGTTCAATGCGGCTAACGCCAAGCTGACCGAGATCGACAGCCTTTCGCCGAACGAAAAGCCTGTGTTCGCCCCGGGTCAGATCGATGCTATACAGGCCGAACAGTGGGCACGGTCGAACATCGACCGCCTGCCGTTCCTAACAGCGCATCCGCTCACCGACGAGGGCGGCCAGATCGTGTCGGCCGGGCCAATCTACAAGGTCGAGCCCCCGCAGGTTCCGCAGGTCACGGTCACGCGCCTCCAGTTCGCGCTTCAGGTGCTGGCACAGGACGACGACAGCACGGAACAGGTCAAGGCGAACGTCTCGGCCGATGCGATGGACATTGCCGCTGCCCGCGTTGATGCGAAATCGGGTATCGTGCTGGACAACATGCGCAAGAGCGTAGCGCGCGAGGGTGAGATTTATCTCGGTATGGCGCGTGAGGTTTATTACGAGCCGGGCCGCAAGGTCGAGACGCTGACGCAGGACGGGCAGGACGGCGAGGCCGAGCTGATGCAGCCGGTCATCGACGACAACGGCGTTTACAAGATCCGCAACGACCTGTCGCGCGGCAGCTTCAAGGTTGTCGCGGATGTGCAGGAATCGACCACGACCGCACGCCAGAAGACGGTGCGCCAGTGCATGGCCGCATCGGAAGCCGCGACCGCAGCAGGCAACGCGGAGCTTGCAGCCGCCTACAACCTGACCGGGGCCATGAACATGGACGGCGAGGGCATGCAGGACATGCAGGCTTTCGCTCGTAACAAGGCGATCGGCATTGGCCTGGTCAAGCCGACCAAGGAAGAGCAGCAGCAGATCGAGCAGGCGCAACAGGCGCAGGGCCAGCAGCCGCCAGCCGCAGCCGAGCAGGCGCTATTGGCGCAGTCGGGCAAGCTTCAATCCGAGGCGCAGCTTAATCAGGCCAAGGCAATTCAGGTGGTCGCCGATGCCCACCTCAAGACGGCACAGGCGGAAGCCGTGGGCGGTCCCGAGAAGGCGCCGGAGGTTCCGAGCGGACTAGAGGCAGCGTCGAACGTCGTGGATATGAAGGCCAAGCTGGCCGGCGCTGAATTGAAGACGGCACAGGCCGAGCATCTGCGCCACGGCATGAGCCTTTCCGAGATCAACACCGCGCACGATATCGCGCATGCACACCGCGTGCAGACGCATGCCGAGCGGACAGCGGGGCAGAAGTGAGCGATCCGCTACGTCTCATCACCAGCGCACCGCCCTGCGAGAATATCGCGGACGTGATGGATGAACTGCTTGAGATGATGCAGGCTGGCGGCGTCTCGTCGCTCGCTATCGCGATGGTCGATCGAGATGGATGCGCGAACACGATCTATTCGCACGCGCCCTCCCTGAGCACGCTGATTGGCGCCGTGTCCGTATTGCAACACCGCCTCTGCCAAGCATTGATTGACGCATAAAGCCGACCGCCGGGCTGTCTCGGGCGAGTGGAGAGAACGATGGAAGATGATGCAAACGAGCTGCTGCTTGATACGCCGCTTGTCGAGGATGCCGACGCGGTAGCTGCCCCCGAGGGCGATGACGGCGATATCCATATCGAGATCGAGGGCGAAGAGACGGCTGAAGAGCCCGATCTGGTCAAGCATCTCCGCAACGTCGCCCGCGATGCGCAGCGTGAGGCGGCAGAGCTTCGCAAGGCACAGCAGCCGCAGGCGCTGGCTGATCCCGGCCCCAAGCCCACGCTCGATGATTGCGAGTGGGACCCCGACAAGTACGAAGCCGCATTGCTCTCGTGGAACGAGGCGAACCGCAAGGTCGAGCAGGCCAAGGCGGCGCAGCAGCAGGCCACCCAGAACCAGACGCAGCAGTTCGAGCGCGCCCGCGTCAATTATACGGCCAAGGCGCTGCAACTCGGCATCAAGGACCCGGATGCAGTCGTTACCAAGGTCGCTGCGGCGCTGACCCCTGAGCATGCTGGGTTCATCCTGCAATATGCCGACAACCCCGCGTCGCTGATGGCTGCGCTCGACGCACACCCCGCATTGCTGGCGAAGATCGCGGCCGAACCCGACCCGATGCGCCAGCTCGTGATGATTTCCAAGATGGAGGCAAAGGTCAAAGTGACACGCAAGGCACCACCCCCGCCCGAAGCGGGCACGATCGTCTCGGGTTCGGCGCAGGTCGCAGCCGGCAAGGACAAGACCGGTGACGCGCTCTACGCCAAGGGCCTCAAGAGCAACGACATGACGGAATATCTCGCCCACCAGCGCGCGCTTCGCAGGGCTGGGCGCGCGTAATTCCTGAAATTGCGAGAGCCATAGCGCGGGCGTAAACTGACCATCGCGCCAAACCAGCGACCCTCTGCTGCGAAGGAGGAGATCGGCGAACCGGGAACATCCCGGCTGATCTCCATTCCAGCAGAGGTTTCGCTACATCATGGCAAATTCGTTCAACAAAGAAGAGATCGTCGCGTTCGATCAGGTCCTTGAGGGCTTCGATGACGCACTCGTTATCTCCAAGTCGTTCGGCAAGTACAATGTCGGCGGCGTGGTTGCAGAGCGCGCGGGCAATACCGTGTGGCGCCCGCAGCCCTACATCGCGCAGTCGTTCACCGGTATCGACCAGTCGGCGAACTTCAACCGCAACTACACCCAGCTTTCGGTGCCGACCTCGCTCGGCTACAGCCACTCGGTCCCGCTGACCCTGTCGGCAACCGAACTGCGCGACCAGCTCCAGGAGAAGCGCCTGGGTGAATCCGCCCTTCAGCGCCTCGCCTCCGATATCAACGTCGATTGCTCGAACCTCGCTGCCCTCACCGGCACCGTGGTCGTCAAGCGCACGTCGGCAGCGGCCGGCTTCGATGACGTTGCCGCGATCGATACCACGTTCAACCGTCTGGGCGTGCCGATGGATCGCCGTATCGCCTGCTACTCGTCGGGCGACTATAACAGCATGGCGTCGAACCTCGCGGCCCGCACGCTGGGCCAAAGCGCCAAGTCGCTGAATGCCTATGAGGAAGCCCGCGTCGGCAAGGTCGCCGGGTTCGAAACCTACAAGCTCGATTACGCCTATCGCCTCACCGCTGCGGCTGGTGTCACCGTCACGGTCAACGGCGCCAATCAGCGCTATGTTCCGAAGGCGACTTCGACCGCTTCGACCGGCGAGATTTCCAACGTCGATAACCGCTACCAGACGCTCGCTGTCACCGTGTCGAGCGGCACGATCAAGGTCGGCGACTGCTTCACGATCGCTGGTGTGAACGAGGTCCACCACATCACGAAGCTGGACACCGGTTCGCTCAAGACGTTCCGCGTCACTGCGATCATCTCGGGTTCGGGTGGCACGGGCAATATCCAGATCAGCCCGCCGATCATCTCGGCCGACAGCTCGCCGACCGATCCGGAGGTGCAGTACAAGAATTGCACTGCCGCGCCGGCCAACAGCGCTGCGATCACGTGGCTCAACACCACGTCCGCTGCTGTCAATCCGTTCTGGCAGGCTGACGCGTTCGAGATCATGCCCGGCAAGTACGTTCCGGCGCCGGATTCTGGCCTCGCGATCATGGCGGCAACCACGGACAGCGGCATTACGGTGACGATGGCCCGCCAGGGCGCGATCGGCGATCTCAGCACCAAGTACCGTTGGGACGTCTATTACGGCCTCGTCAACAAGCAGCCGGAAATGACGGGCATCGAGCTGTTCTCGCAGGCCTGATCTGTGTCGGACGAATACCCGAAGGCCCTTTACCGTGACGGCGGCGAGGATCTGATCTGGGGGAAGCCAGTGAAGATGCTCGTCGTCGAGACGGCAGAGGAAGAAGAGAAGGCGCTGGCCGATGGCTGGCGCCTCTCCCCCATCCCCACGGACCCTGAAACGCTTGCCCCAGTGCAGCGCAAGGTAAGGACCAAGACCAATGGCGCTGAGCTACCACACCGGCCGTAGGGGCTTTCTCGGGTTCCTCAAGACCGGGTTGACCGATGGCGATGGCGTCGCGCGTACTGGCGTCATCCCGGCCTTTACTCAAGTAGATAGCGCGGGCGTCGAGGTAAGCGCCGGCACCACTGCTTCGCCGTCATTCACGGCAGGCTCGCGCGTCCTCACGCCAGTTACGGGCACGGTGGCCAACACCGTTACAACTTATGGTACGGCGGGTCTGTGCATCGGTGGCCTTATCACCATTGCCACGGGTCTGCCTGCGGGCACGGTCCTCAACACTACGCTTCTGCGGTTGCGCGTTCGTAATGCCGATCAGGCAGCGGGCGCCCCGAATAGCCTGTTCCTGTTTTTCAACGACAACCCGACTGCCTGCACGATCACCGATAACGTCGCGTTCAGCATGGCCGCGGCCGACTTGGGCAAGTTCATCCTGACGGTCGCTGTATCGTGGGCAAGCTCCGGTCCTGCCGCGACGGGCGTTCAGTCTGCGACCGCGAACGGCCCGCGCCTCGTCGTCAACAGCGCCGGGAACGTCTATGCGGTCCTTCTCTGCGGCGGCACATCGAACACGTGCAGCACGGCGAACGCAATCAGCTACGAGTTCGAAGCGACCTACTGATGACTGACCTCGCCATCTATGGCGGCCCCAAGAAGCGCGATATCATCAACCGCGCTTATGGCTTATTGGGCCAGAGCTTCACCGAGTTCGAGATCAGCGTTGAGGAATACAACGCCGGCTTGATGTGCCTCAACGACACGATGGCACAGCTTGAAGACGAGTTCGGCGTTTCGCTCGGCTACAACTACCCGACGAACGGCACGGATGGCTCGCCCGAGGACGAAAGCGGGCTGGCGCGCGGGGTGGTGCGTGCGGCCTCGTACATGCTCGCCAAGTACCTTGCGCCATCGATCGGCAAGACCATGCCTCCTGAGGCTCTGAGCGAGCTTGCGCGGGCACAGGGAACGATCATGGCCCTTGCCCCTATCCCGATGATGGAGATGGGGCGGCAGACCATTCGTGGCGCCGGCAACCGATATATAAGCGGCCCGCGCCCGTTCTTCTCGACGAGCGAAAACCTTGACGAAGTGATCCAGTAACATGGGCGTCGCGATCCCGCTTCTGTCGGGCGTGTCGGCATCGGAAACGGCTGACTTCGACATTGACTATCCGATCAATATGGAGCCCGTGCCGCTCAAGTCGGGCATCGCGGAGGGCTATTTGCGCTCGACCGCTGGCGCAGTGCAGTTCGCGGAAGGCCCCGGCACCGATCGAGGGGGTATCAACTGGAACGATAGCCTGTACCGCGTCATGGGCACGAAGCTGGTGCAGGTCAGTGGATCCGGAACCGTTACCGAGCTTGGCGATGTGGGAAGCGGGGGTAAGGCCGCGCTCGATTACGGCTTTGAC